TTGCTTTTTACAGCAGTCAGTTTAAAAAGTTTATTTCAACTGATGTTATTCCCAAAGTAGTCGACAATGGCATCTCTATTCACCATGAATTTGAGAAGTATTGTACTCGTAATCCATTAAGTGTCTCTGATAAAACAGTAGACTTGTATCTGTGTCCAAGTGAACAATTAGATAAGCGATATAACTTTCTTGAGAAATATCGAAATACAATCGACGCGATTCTTTTCAGTCCGCCATATTTTGATCTAGAGTTGTATCCGAGTTCAGAACAAAGCATCGAAAACTTTCCAGATTATCAAACTTGGCTGATTGAATACTGGGAAGAAACAATCAAACTTTGTGTGGACGCGATGAAACCAGATGCGAAGTTTGGATTTATAATCAGTAACTACGTAAACAAAGATTATGAGAAAGTAAACATCAGCGAAGACATGCGAGATATTGTTGCGAAACATTTAACATTTGATAAACATTATCGTGTGCAATGGAGCGCAATCAAGGGAAAGAGACAAGCCAAGAAAACTAGAGACGGCAACTTCGAAGACCTATGGGTATTTAAAAAATGAACATCTTCTATCTCAATCGTGATACGAAAATCTGCGCTCGAGAACATTGCGACAAACATGTTGTTAAGATGATTGTTGAGTATGCGCAATTGCTTTCAACGGCGCATCGTATTCTTGACGGCAATCAATACTTCGATAAGAGTAAGACTGGTCGCAAGATACACCGATGGAAGTTGGATCAGTACCGCGAAGATAAACTCTATCATGCGGTGAGTTGGAATCATCCTTCTGCTATTTGGGCGCGTGAGTCTTTCGACCACTATCAGTGGCTCTGGAATCTAGCGAGTGAACTCTGTCAGGAATACCGTCATCGTTATGGTGGACAAAATGATAAGCAGCACAAGTCCTCATTGGTGATTCAGAAGTTGAGTTTCGCTCCTGATAATATTCCTCGAACTGGAATATTCAGCGAGCCGCCGCAAGCAATGCCAGAAGATGTAAAGGTTCCTGGAGACTCAATCACAGCATATCATAATTACTATCGCGTTTACAAAAAACGATTCGCCACGTGGAAGAATCGAGAGGTTCCGAACTGGTATAAATAAAGGTATGCTAGACTTCCTTTCTTTTATACAAGAACAGAATAATCCAGGTGGTGGACTCCACGTTTTCGACGTGGATGACACACTCTTTCACACCACAGCAAAGGTGCGTGTGATGAAAGGAGACAACGTTGTTCAATCCTTGTCCAACTCAGAATATAACACTCACAACCTTCCAGATGGTCATCGTTATGACTATACGGAATTCCGTTCTGCAGAGAAGTTTGATACAGAGTCTGTTCCAAATCAGCGCATGCTTGAAAAGATGCGCAGACTTCACGACCACGCAAAAGAAAATGGCGGTAGAGTCATCATCAATACTGCACGCGCAGATTTCGATGACAAGGATCGTTTCTTAGACGCTTTCAGAAAACAGAATGTCGACATTGATAACATTCATGTCTATCGTGCAGGTAATATGAAAGGCGACGGAACTGTTGCACAAAAGAAAACTGCAATCATTCGCGATCAATTAGCAAAAGGCGACTACAATCACGTGAGTCTCCACGATGATAGCGAAGAAAATCTAAATCATTTTCTCGCTCTTAAAGACGAATTTCCAAATGTGAAGTTTGTTGCTCACCATGTTAAGCCAGACGGAAAATCAAAAAGATACACTGGGTGATTTATGCCGAATTATGAGTTTTTGAATACAAAAACAAAGAAAATTGAAGAACATACGATGTCTGTTTCTGCCTATGATCAGTTTAAGGCAGACAATCCGCACCTAGAAAGATATTACAGCGAAGCACCGCTATTCAGTTACACTGGAACTGGCGACCTTGCTGGAAAGAAAACAGACAACACTTGGAAAGAAGTGATGAGTAAGATCGCAGAACAAAATCCTCGCAGCCCATTGGCTGATCGTGTTTTGCGCAAATCAACAAAACGAATTAAGACGGATGAGATTCTAAAGAAACACAAAGTCATGAAGGGATAATCATGTCAAAAAAGAAAAATAGCAATTCAGCCAGTTACATAGAAATCACATCAGAAACTATCGAGAAAAAGCCGCCGCGAATCAAAGCAGCAGAACTCAAGAAGTTCGAACCACTCACTCCAAACCAAGCAAAGTTTTTTGAAACATATGCGCGAGGAGATTACTTTACCATGCTTTGTGGTTCAGCAGGTACTGGTAAATCATTCATTGCGTGTTACAAAGCAATTGAAGAAGTTCTCGATCGCTCATCACCATTTCATCGCATCGTGATTGTTCGCTCTGCTGTTCAGTCTCGTGATCTTGGATTCACTCCAGGATCTGTAGAAGAAAAAATGAGTTTGTATGAACAACCTTATATGCAGATCTGTCATACGTTGTTCGGTCGTCGTGATGCTTATGATGCGATGAAGGAATGTGGTCGTATTGAATTCATTTCTACCAGTTTCATTCGCGGAATGAGTTTCGATGATGCTGTGATCATCGTCGACGAATGTCAGAATATGACTTGGGAAGAATTGACGACAATTATGACTCGAGTTGGTCATCGTTCGAAGATTATCTTCTGCGGTGATTACAAACAAACAGATCTTTATCGCAATAGCAAAGACAAGAGTGGACTTCGGAAGTTTCACGAAGTCGCCAAGACTATGCAGTCCTTCACCAATATTGAGTTTACAACTGAGGATATCGTCCGCAGTAGTCTTGTGAAGGACTTCTTGGTGGCTGTTGAGAAGTATGAGAACAAGGAGAGTAAATCTAGTGACAAGTCATGATGAACTTCTTGGTGAATTGAGAAAAAGATTTTACATCCATAAAAAATTGTTTTCTGCTGAAGAATGCGATAGAATAATCGAACACTATAAAACGCAGACGTATGTAAATGCTTCTGTGGCTGACTTAAATGAATCAGAAGGAAACAAGATTGTTGCTATAACTGATGAAGATGCAAGAAAGGGTCGCATCGTTTTTTGCGACCATAAGAATCCTGTAACAAATTTTGCGTTTCAGAAATTGTTTTATAGCGTGTTGTGGGCAAACTTTGGTTGGAGTGTTTTCCCGTTACGGTTTCTTCAGATTGCTGAATATAATTCTGAAACAGATGGTGGCTTCTACAAACGTCATAGAGATATTATTAATTATCAGAATCCGCAACGAATCATTTCTTCGGTCACTCAGTTATCTAAAAAAGAAGATTACACTGGTTGCAATTTAATATTTGATGATGATTCTAACGCACCTGTAGATTTTTTAGAGCAAGGCGATACAATTTTCTTTACTTCAATTGAACCACATGAAGTGACTCCTGTGATAACTGGAACTCGATACTCGTTGACAGCGTGGTATGAGGGTCCAGTGCTTTGGGAAACTTTACCAGAGGATTTTTAATTATGTTTACACACATTGAACACAACTTTCCGCAACTGTTGAGAGAAACAGTTGATGGAACTCGAATGTACGTTTCTCCGACTGGTGAAAGATATCCTTCTGTCACAACTGTTCTATCAGATTATAACAAAGAAGGACTCAAAGAGTGGAGAGCAAGAGTTGGTGAAACGAAAGCCAATGAGATTTCTCGCAAAGCAACAACACGCGGAACTTCTGTTCACAAAGTCATTGAGAAGTTTTTAAAGAACGAAGATGTTTCGAATATCGAGATGCTTCCAAACGTTAAGTCGCTCTTTGTGCGCATGAAAGAAGAACTCTCAGAAAAAGTGAACAACATTCATTGCCTTGAGTCTCCATTATTCTCGCATAAACTCAAACTCGCAGGGACCGTAGACTGTATTGCTGAGCATAATGGAATTCTTTCTGTCATCGACTTTAAGACTTCTGTGCGCTTGAAGAAGAAAGAACAGATTGGAAATTACTTCATGCAAGGCGCAGCCTATGCCACGATGTTCACTGAGATGTCTTCCATTCCAGTGGACCGAGTTGTCATTCTGATTGGTGTAGACACGGCAAACTTCTGTCAGACTCTTGTTGTAGAAGGAGATGAACTCTTTAATTGGAAACAAGAGTTGAATAAGTATATTCTTGCATATCGTAAAAAGGTTGACATTATCACTTGATTGCGATAGAATAAGAATGTCTGGGTTAATTAGGAGATACAAGAATGAAATACTTACCTGTTATCACTGCAGCCCTCCTTCTTGGATCACCAAGCATCATGGCGCAAGAAGAGCCTACAACCGAACAGCTCCTCGGTGCAATTGCTGGGGGCGCACTTGGCAGCACAATCGGCGACGGTGACGGTCGCAAAGCTGCTACGGTTATCGGTGCAATCATCGGATATCGTATGGGTGAGCGTGTTCTGAGTTCTAATGATCGCAGAGCATTTACAAGAATGGGACACGATGATTTTCGCCGTTGGTGTCGTCATGAAGTTCCATATCGTTATGAGTATGACAGCAGACTTCGTAATCAGTGGATTTCTGGTTGCGTGAATCGTTTGAATCGTCAACAACGTGAACTTGAGCGTGAAGCATATGAGGATGGATATTATGGACCTTCCAATTAATGAATATGAATTAAGTGTGATCATCGAATGCTTACAGCGTGATGGTCGATGGGAATTGCGCGATCGCCTTCTTCTTGTTTCTGAATTGATGAAAGACGGTAAGCCATACAAGAAGATTCTCCGCGAAGAATACGGCATCGTCGCCTAATAGTCCAAATAAATCGTTTCGATCGTATTAAATTATCGCTTGCATCGCGATTTTACGTCGCGCCATGCATATATACGCTTGTGTATAGGTTTCGTATAGGTTTTAGTTCTACAGGAGTTTACCATGAAGACAGTTGGAGATAAGTTAGAACAATTTGTTATCACTGGCGTGAAGCCAGGTGCTCTCACACCTGACAATGCCTTTCAAAAGATTACAGAAAAATGTTTTGAAGGTAAGTGGAAGGTCATCGTTTACTATCCAAAAGATTTTACTTTTGTTTGCCCAACAGAAATTGTGGCATACGATAAATTGAACAAGGACTTTGCGGACCGTGACGCAGTTCTTCTCATTGGCTCTACAGACAATGAATTCTGCAAACTCGCATGGAAGAATGCGCATGAAGGTCTCAAAGCAACTACCTCTTGGTTCTTTGCTGACACTGCACGCAGTGATGAGTGGCATGATGAGGAACAAGGTCTTGTTCAACAACTTGGTGTTTTCTACAAGCCAGCAGGTGCTGCACTTCGTGCAACATTTATTGTTGACCCAGAAAATGTCATTCAGCATGTTACTGTGAATAATCTAAATGTCGGTCGTAACGCTGATGAGACACTTCGTGTTCTTGATGCGCTACAGACAGGTGAACTTTGCCAGTGCAATCGTCAGGTTGGCGAAAGCACTTTGAACGCTGCTTAATATCATGAAGGCTCTGCGATTTTTAAAGGAATGGGGGATTGTGTTAATTCCGTTGATTTGTTTCGGAGCATTTTGGTTGTTAATTACTTTTACAAATATACTTTACTAAAGGAAATCAAAATGAAGAAATTTATCTTAGCACTCGCTCTCGTTTCTACACCAGTCATGGCGCAGGATCGCGTAGCACAATATGACTTTGACAAGGATGGCAAAGTTTCATTTGAAGACATCAATCGTTATTGTTCTGTATCAGCAAGTTTCTTTGCTCGCGCTGACAAGAACAGTGATGGCTTTTTGAGCAATTCAGAAATGCGCACAGCAAAGGGATATCTCTTCAGCCGCTGTGAAGCAGAAAAGCAGAATGCCTAAAAGTTCTTGCTGGCTAAATAATACTACCTTTTTTAAAAGATTAGGAGTATAATATGGAAGACGTGAAACAAATTAAATGTGGCTGTGGACGTAGTCCAACTGGTTACTGCATTGGCTTGCATGCAATGACAAATGAACAATACAAGGCTCATTTGGAACAACAGCAAAAGCAACTCAACGAACAGACAAAGCCACAATTCTTGATTGATTAATGGTAGTGAACCTCTGACTAAAGGTGTTCTGGACTCGGGTTCGACCCCCGACATCTCCACCAAATGCCCATCACCTCTTCAGCAATGTACGTGGTGGCTATCTTATGGGGATGAATTTGGCTTCGACAGGGCAAGTAATAAACCAAAGGCTACCAGTGAGGCGACTGACTTAATCAGCGCAAACAAAGTAAACGCAAATGACGATTACTACGAAATGGCTCTAGCTGCTTAATTGCAGTCATAGATTACCTGAGTTTTCGGTGGGTTTTCTTGGAAACAGAATAAACGCACCATTTGTCATAACACACACAACACACAAAGGAGATGAAAATGACTATGACACCTTATGAAATTAGACTAGAGTTGGTAAAACTCGCAAAAGATATGCTGAGCGAAGAGTTTAATACTCGACACTCAACCATTAAAAGCGAATGGGAAGTATTGTGCTCCGCAGCAATGGGAAACAAAACACAACTTCCATCTCAACCAAATTATCCGAAGTATTTTACTGAGGATGATGTTTTGGATAAAGCCACACGTTTGAATGATTTTATTTCAAACGGCAAGTAACGGCTAAGAGTTGACCGCTCGGTAACAGAAAGGTCTGGGTTGGTGGTGCGAACCACCAACCTTTTCTTTCCACTGCAATAATGGAGACTTTAAACATGAATGCAGTAGATATACTCTGTAATGTAGAAAAATATTTTGATCGCAACCACAATTTCTTTATGCTCTGGGGTGGCTTATTTGCTGCCGTGTTCTTTGGGTTGTTCGTGCCATTCGAAATCTACGATCGAACAATGCAACAATTAGAACTAGAGCGTGAAGCAAATGTTCTTCTCACTTCACAAATGAAAGAAATGAATCACCGCATGGAGTTTCTTGAACGCTCATATGACAAAAAACAAAAGGTGATGCGTGAAGTCGAATGTCTTGCCAAGAACATCTATTTCGAAGCAGGGTCAGAACCACGTGCTGGTAAAATTGCAGTGGCTGAAGTCACGATGAATCGTGTCAAGAGCAAACAGTTTCCTCGTTCAGTTTGTGGTGTAGTTTATCAAAAAGTCAGAGGAACTTGCCAATTCTCTTGGGTATGTCAAGACAAGAAAGCAATTCGTAGTCGCTCCGCATGGACAGAGTCTTTGCAAATTGCAGAGAATATATTGATTTCTAAGAAGAGATACGGTATAATTGGTCCTGCAATGTACTTCCATGCTGACTATGTTAACCCAGCATGGGCTGAAGAAAAGCGACTTATTGCAAAGATTGGAGCACATATCTTTTATCATTGAGGTTTTATGCGTATCATTGAAGATGTGAAGTTAGATTATAAAGATGTTTTGATTGTTCCTAAAAGATCTACAATAGAATCTCGTAGCCAAGTAAAGTTAGAAAGAACTTTTACTTTCCGAAGTGGCAATTCATGGTATGGTGTTCCAATCATGGCGGCTAACATGGATGGTGTTGGTGCGTTCGGAATGGACGATGAACTAAACAAACATCGTTGCATGGTTGCTCTCACAAAACATTATAAAGACGTTGAGTTAATTAACCATTTCCAGAAGAAACTGAATAGTACAATCTACTCTCTTGGTATCAGTGATAAAGATGTTGAAAAGTTTAGTAACGTTTTCAGCATTGTTGGACAGCCACACATGCGCGTCTGTATTGATGTTGCGAATGGTTACACACAACAGTTTGTAGAATTTGTAAAACGATTTCGCGAACGTTATCCTTACATTGTGCTCATGGCGGGTAATGTTGTCACACCAGAGATGACTGAAGAATTAATTCTAGCAGGTGTAGACGTTGTGAAAGTTGGTATTGGTCCTGGTTCTGTCTGTACGACAAGAAAGAAAACAGGTATCGGCTACCCGCAGTTGAGTGCGGTTATTGAATGTGCAGATGCTGCTCATGGTCTCAAGGGTCATATTATAGCGGACGGAGGGTGTACCGTTCCTGGAGACGTGGTGAAAGCATTTGCTGCGGGAGCCGACTTTGTGATGCTTGGTGGAATGCTTGCTGGACACAAAGAAGGTGGAGCATCTCCTTTTGGTGATAACAAGTTCTATGGCATGAGTTCTGATACTGCCATGGATTTACATAATGGTGGTGTGGCAAACTATCGAGCCAGTGAAGGCAAGACAGTTGAGATTCCATATCGTGGTGAGGTGAGTAGAACACTGCAGGATATTCTTGGTGGTCTGCGTTCGGCATGTACTTATGTTGGAGCAAGTGAGTTGAAGGAGTTGAGTAAGCGTGCAACATTTGTTCGCGTCACTCAGCAACTGAATAATTCCTTGAGTGCATATGAGATCTAATATGGCTAATAGAGAAGAAAAGAATAATTTCTCAATGATGATCATGGAAATGGCAATCAAAGAGAAAATTGATCACATGGATGCAGTGACAACTTATTGCGAACGAAATAATTTAGAGATTGAAGTTGCTGCAACTCTGATCAATGATTCTCTAAAGAGTATCATTCAGGGTGAAGCAATGGATTTGAGATATCTTCCAAAGGGTAGCAAACTTCCGATATGAATGGGTACGATTTGTATTGCACCTACCAAGCCATCAAGTTGCATTTCAATTCAGAAAATTATAATTTCTTTCACTACGATGGCAAGACACGAGTATCTGTAGATGCATTTCAAAAACGTCGTGACAAATTTCTATTCCACCGTCTTGCGAGGAAGTATCGCGACGATGAGATGGTTCCATTTTTGGTTGCTAATTTTGTACACAGTGACGATAATTGGACCAAGTCTCTACTTGAGGAAGAAGCTGAATCTACCTACAGAGAATGGAAACGAAAGACGGATTCCATGAGCAAGATCTACGTTGAGGATCTTGAGAAGATTGCAAGCAAAGACAATTTCAACGAACTATTTAAAGTCGAAGATGGGCAGTTCCCTAAATTGCTAACTGCTTTTCTTCAGAATGATGTTACTATTGAAACAATGGTAATCTTGAATAACATCTTCGACTTTATTCGAATTTGGGACAAGAAGATTTCTGATGACATCATCTATCCCAAAGTATCAAGAAAGATTCGCAAATACGGATCATTCTTGAATGTGAATGTTGACAAGTACAAGGCTCTCACAAAAGAAACTTTACTTGGAGACAGAAATGCTATATAATGATATGGTAATGAAGAAAGTGGACAAGTCGATATACAATTCATACAACGCTATACGGAGTTATACAAATGAGTCTATCTAATCTTAAGAAGGGTTCCTCCCTTGATAAATTGAAGAAAGCAGTCGAAGCCTCTTCATCCACTGGTGGTGGTAAATCAAATGCTGATGATCGTTTCTGGCAACCAGAGGTTGATGCCGCTGGTAACGGATACGCTGTCATTCGTTTTCTTGATACACCAGCAGTAGACGGTGAAGATGGTTTGCCTTGGGTGCAGATTTGGTCGCACGGTTTCCAAGGTCCAGGTGGTTGGTACATTGAGAATTCTCTCACAACACTTGGCAAGACTGACCCTGTTTCTGAGTACAACACAGTTCTTTGGAATTCTGGCATTGAAGCCAACAAGGAAATTGCTCGTAAGCAGAAGCGTAAGTTGACCTACATCGCAAACATCCTTGTTGTTTCTGACGCAAAGCGTCCGCAGAATGAGGGCAAGGTTTTCTTGTTCAAGTTCGGCAAAAAGATCTTTGATAAGATCAAGGAACAACTTGAGCCACAGTTTGCTGATGAGACCCCAATGAATCCGTTTGATTTCTGGAAGGGTGCAAACTTCAAGGTCAAGATTCGCAACGTCGAAGGCTATCGCAACTATGACAAGTCGGAGTTTGAGGCTCCTGCTCCATTGTTGAGTGGTGATGATGCGAAGATTGAGCAGGTCTGGAAGTCTGCCCATTCACTCAAGGATTTCTTGAAGCCTGATAACTTCAAGTCCTATGATGAACTCAAGGCTAAATTGGACAAGGTTCTTGGTGCTGGTGGAGTTGCTGGTGCAACTGCCAAACGAGTTGATGATGAGGAAGCAGCCGCTCCTGTCATTCGCTCTGCTCCTGCCAAGAAGGTCACTGCTGAAGATGTCACTGTCGAAGATGATGACATGGCATTCTTCGAGAAACTTGCTGCTGAGTAATTTTCTTTAGAAAACCGTAGATGTTTTCAGGGGGACGTAAAGTCCCCCTTTTTTTTATGGACCGCCGCCGTAATTATATTTTGGATGTTGAGCATCATACGATGACAATCTGGAGAATGTGTTGTCATCTGTGAATACTCTTTGCGTCTTAGATTGATTGTTATTCATTGGTGCGGTTGTGTTGTTATTGATCACCACAGGCTGTTGCTGTTGTTGCGCAATATTTTCTATAGATTTATTCATTGCATTTGAAAAATCTTGTAATCTTTCTTTCTCTGCTTGTCCCTGAAGAATTTTATTGGTGTTCTGCATCAATCCACTAGTTGTAACATCTTGAGTTTTTGGAAGCGAAAATCGACCAATGGCACTTAATCCCTTTGCCTTAACTTCCTCTTCTTTGTCTTTCATAAGTGATGAAACTTGTTTGAATGATCCTGGAGCATAAAACTCACTATAGAGCCGTTTAAAAACTTCCCACGGATTATTTGGATTATAATCATCTTCTTCATCAACAGGGGTATTCGCGCGTGGTGTCACATCTGGTTGATCGCCAGCGCCACCTTCTGATACATTTGTATCACCACCACCTTCATCTGATTGATCATCTTCGCGATTACGAGTCCCGCCAACCACCACTTCATCTAACTGATCTTTTTCACCACCACGAGTTCCACTAACTACAACTTCATCTAGTTGCTCATCATTTTCTGGTGTTACTTTTTTGTATGATAAGTTTAGTTCAGAAAGTTTATAATTCTCTGGTACATCGTCTTGCTTTTGATCAAAGAGTTTACCAACAATATCTTGAAACTCATTTGGATCTGGTTGAGTGTCAGATGTTGGTACTGGTTCCAACTGAGAGGGATCAAATTCGTTGGGTTGTTCTGTTCCAGTAAAATTACCATTTTGTGCATCCATTATTGCACGCAGAGCATCTGGAATCGAATCGCTAAATGCCGAATTTCTAGTAAAATCGCTGATTCCATCAAGTGCTGCAGCAGAAGCTGTCATAGTAGGATCAAGAGTAAGTTCTGGAGATCGTGATGAATATAATCTTGCCCCTTCTAAATCCATCTGTTGTGATGGTGCATTATAATTGTTTTTTCTTTCTTCTACGACCATATCATTTAGAAATTCTAATGCACTATCACCGCTCATTTTTGTTGTCTCAGTAGAATCAGCTGCTCGAGAATATGATGAAGTTGCGTCTGCAGACCCCTGTTCGCCAATTTTACTGTTAAATGCATTACTAATATTGATTCCTATGTTTTTTGTATCTGTTGTCATCACTTTCTTAATCATTTCCTGCACATCATCTGGAGAATTAAATGTTTCAGTAACTCTGGATGCTGCCGTAGCTCTAGTTCCACCACCATAACGTTGAGCAAAACCATTGCGCAATTCTTCTCCACGCATTTGGAAATCAGTTAAACTACCTAATCCATCTATAGGAATTCTAAAATTAAAATTTGGTGATAACATTAAGTTCTCTTATTGTGTCTTTCTCTCAATCGATCGTTTTCTTCTTGTACATGTTGCGCCACTAGTGTAACATACATTGTTCGTTCCCACGGAAGCATTTGCTCAAGTTCCGTTAGGCTATATCCATGATGTTGCATCAATGCAAAATTAGTCATGAAGTATGTTTTCAAATTCTCATCACGAAGGCTTATACGAAAAAATCGAGGAGACCCTCCAGCCTGATAGTATGGTTCTTACCACATTTACCACAGACTAATACTGATTTATGTCTCAACACTGGCATGTCAGAGAAAAACTTCTTAATTTTCTTAAACTGTTCAGTTGTTAGATTATTAACAAATTCCTCAAACTCACCCTCTTGCATATCGCTCAATTTATATACTTGGCTTTCATCATAAAGATATTCAGTGCATTCCTTTAGAATTTCAATTGGTGCATCTTTACTATTAAATTTATCAATCAATGATCTTGACATACTCATTGTCGGATACATTATCTTAATTCCAACATCATTCGTTAATTGAATCATGTTGTCAACTGGTTTATGATCCAATGCGACTTTCAATAAGTCGACTTCCATCTTCATCTTTGTTTTACAAACCTTGTTTTCCTCTGACACATTTTCGCAAATATATTCTAAAGAAACGACTTCACCAATTGATCGAGCGCGAAGATTTAAAAATAAAAATTCAATCTCAAACAATGGTAATTTATCTACATCAATTTCATCTAGAACGCAATTTCGAATAATTTGTTTAATTGCTTCAATGCTTGTATCGTAATCAAGTGACTCTAGAGCCATTAGGAGAATCTTTTCTTCTTTTACCACAAATGGTCTAAAGACAACATCTTTCCCTAACGATTCAAGCCTCACTTTATAAGTCGGTAAATCAATTTTTGGTATAGCCATAATTTACTCCATTAAGAATTAAAATCCTCCGATTTTTAACCACCACCTGTAAACTTTGCAGGTCTCTTTGGTTGAACTTTTGGTCTTCCGTTTGGTTTAGGTGTTGTAATTGATGGTTTTCTTCTGCCAGTCACAACAACGCTCTCAAGAACTTCAGTTGATCTTTTCTGTCCTGTTACAGTAACACCAACGAGCGTATCTGTATCGCTACGAGTTCCAGTAACAGTAACGCCAAGTAGTGTTTCTTCCTTTCTTGTTCCAGTAACAGTAACGCCAAGAAGTTCATCAATAATCTTATTATTTTCAGTTTCTGAACTCTTCAAATTTCTCCAGTAACGATATGAGAAACTCACATCAAGTCTAGAAACTTCTTGCTC